GCCTCTATCATCGTACGAGGTACACCAAACGTGCTAACGATGTTCATAACCGCGCGCTCTTGGATTGGTACCATGTCCATTTGATCCAATGGAAATGTCACAATCTGTGCTTTTACTTCGCCTCGGAAGAAAAACGTTTTGAACGCGTTTGATACGTTTTCTACGTAGCGTGTCCAGTGTGATTTAATGCGCTCGAGCTCGGGAGGCGTAATGCTTTTGTCCAGGCTCAACACCAATGCTGGCTGTGCGCCATGTTCAAAAAATGCCGAGGCAAACCGCTCGAGGTAATACGCAAGCTGGGCAGATTGCAATGCAACGCGCGCTGGTGAAACTTCCTCGTTAATATCCGTTTTTATGCTTGGCTCGTGAAAATAGACAATGTCCGCAATTGTCCAAACAGCATGTGTTTGCCCGTTGATTTTTTGGGTAAACTGCAAGCCTGTCATATAGTCCGCGCCTTGTTGATTTTCAGCGTGGTACGTTACTTCGATGCTTTTAGGGTTTAGGAATTGAAACCCATACAACACCCTACCGCGATATAAGCGCAGCCAGAATGCGCGCCCTGTAAGCATTAGCGAGCGTTCTGTTTGCTGTATAAGATTCTCTAATGGTGTGGTAAAAGGGTAATCTACTACCGTGCCAGATCGTAGCAATTCATACGGCACCGTACCTAATGCATCAGCTCGCAAGTTGATAGCACGGTAGTACATTGGTACCTTTTCGTATGCATCCAGCGTGCCGTATAGCTCGCCTGCCTTCTTGGCAATGCTGTACCAGCCTGGTATTGCCTCAATTGATTTAAATTCCATTGGTATACCTCATATGCCTGTTAGATGAAATCGTACAATACCTGCCCGCTTGCCAACATTTCGACAGCACCTGAAACCGCGTCTACCATGTCATCATGTTGCCCGTATGGAAATGCGAGGCACTCATCGATAAACTGGTTATTCCAATCGCCTCGCACTACCCTGATTAGCCCTTGCTCGGCTCGCACTGCCCAGGGCATAGCGCGCTGCATTTTGTCGCGAGTCACTACATAACCCTGTAGGCTGATGTTAGCCAGTTCTGGCATACGTCGTATATCTTGCAATGCACCTAATCCTGCCTGTGCTTGCTCGATACCTTGCATAGTATCGTATTGCTCTATTTTCATGGTATCAACCATGATTTTTCGTACGTCAGGAAATTCGGCTTTTACGCGTATTCCGTCTGCAATGTATAGTACGCCTGTATCATCAAATGCCACCCGTACGCTGGCTGTATAGTCTGCCGTTTGCCGTACACTGGTTGCAGTATCCCAATACCTATACCATGCCAGCCCTGCAGGCGCTCGCTCGATAATGCTAAACCATTGGCGCTTAAATAGCGCGCCTGCCATATCGACAAATTCGCCTTCTACCTCTTGCCGAAATTGCTCGCTGGTGTACGATTTTTTCAGCGTGTTCAAAAACGATTCAGGCAGAAATACATTGTCTGCCGTTTTGCTGTGTATGATTTCGTAATCCGGATCACCTGAATTCCATAATTCATATATCCAATCCCTGCCGCGTGGTGTTGTGGTAACCCAGGCTCGAGCGGGTTCCTCTCGCAATGTTGCAATAGCAATTGTCCAGGTAGCAATAGGTACAAGGGCTGCTTCGTCTACCCATAGCCAGCCTAAATTAGCGCCTCTCAGGCGTTCTGGATTCTCTGCCGACCGTAACAGTATGATTCGATTTCCGTGCAGCCTAATCGTTCCTGTGCTGATGTTTTCTTGCACAAGTATTTTTGCCTTGCGCGCAATGTCGAGTAGCATTTTTCGCGCGCCATCTCGTAACATTGCGTTTGTTGGCGCAATAATCATGCCTGTACTGTTGGCAGGCTGCCGCAACACCTCCACAACACCTGCCCTGGTTTTGCCGCTCCCGCGTCCACCAATGAACGCGCGAAATCTGGCATTACTCCGGAAGAATGCGAGTTGTGGCGCTGTTGATTCTGTCTGCTTCAATAACCTCACTGGGTTTGAATTCTGCAAGTTGTCGTACAGGTTCGTTGCCTATCTCTACAATAAAATCATCAGCCACCTGGTTTGCAGGCGCTTCGTATTTCTCGCGGTATTTTTCAGGCTTTAACCCCTTGAGTAAAAACATAGCAAGCAGGTCAGATGTTCGCGCGCGTTCCGATACGTTCATCTCAAGGCGCTCGGCTGCTTCCTCTATTGCATCGTGCCACAGCTCTCGCACATCAGGGCGCTCGTTATATGCCTTACGTGCTGTCTTTCTGTTAATGCCTACATACTCGGCAGCTGCTGTTACATTTCCCCACAAACTAAGATGCTTTACAAATACAGGTAGCCAGGCTTCAACGTCTAAATTTGTGGTACGTGCCTCGCGCCCGTCGCTGTATTTCAGCACTATTGTTTCAGGTCTTACATACGCGCGGCTGGCTTGCTTGTTAGTTGGTTTCATGCTCTCAATTTTGGTAGGTCTGCCGCGCTTTCTCGGCTGCTGCATTGGTAGCTCTGGCTTGCGCTTTGGTCTGCCTGGCTTGCGCTTGGCTCTTCCAATCAACGGCAATATTTCATCATCACTCATGCTGTTACTCGATTCGATCGCTGGTAATAATTCGCAATGCTGCATTAGCCAGCGCGTTAATCATTAGCAACGGCTCGGCATACTTGCCCCAATACTCATTTCCTGCCAGAATCATGGTCATTGTTGCAATAGCAATAATGATATTGAGCCAGATTGTTTTAGATTTGTACCAGGGTTTGGTATTTGTCTGTGTTGTCATTGTAAAACCATCCTATTCACTAGCCACATAATAACGCTGATCAGGCTTGCAATGGCTGCAACGCCTCCCCAAATTTTGCTAATTGATTGCTCGAGCTCTGATAACTTGCCTGCTAGCTCTTTTACCTCGGCTCTCATTTCAATTTCATTAGCCTTAATTGCCGTTTCATTGGCTCGGCTTAAGCGTAGCAAATTATCAATTTTTTCTTCGAGCCGTGCAAGCTTTACTTCTATTGTATCTGTCATTGATTTACCGCGCTTCCGACCAAACGCCAAAAATCAGCCCAGGGAAAATTGTGCGGATCGTACTTACCGCGCGTGTCTATGCCTGCATGGCTTGTTACCATTTGAATGCCTGGGTATTTGTTTAGCCAGGTTGCCACAATGCCTGCTACGCTTGCAACTTGCTCGGCAGGGAATAGATCAGGTTTGGTTTTGCTTCCTGTGTTGCTGATTTCGATGCCGAGGCTGGCAGCGTTTGGTGCACCGAGGCTGCCTACTTTGCTATAGCCTACATGAAATGCAATAACGTCATCAGGCACCATACGTGTACGCGCGCCTGATTTCGATACGTAGTAATGAATACTTACCCCTGCTGCATTGTTTTGCAGGTAGGCAATTTCGTTTGCATCGTTACCGCTGCCGCCTGTGTGGTGCAACACAATAACGGTAGGCGCTTTTGTACGTTTGCCGCCTGTGTTTGCGGCTGGCACGGTTTGTTCTGGGTATGTCATACAGCCCCTTGGTATTGTTCAATAATTTCTGCCGTTACCGCGCCTGATTTGTTATTGACAATAAAATACAATTTACCCTCCAACAGGGTTAAATTGCCGTGTGTATCATTTTTGAATTTAATCATTACCCATGGTGCCGTCATCGTTTTTCGATACCAAACATGTATACCGAATTGTCCAGCTGGTGCATTGGCTTTACTCATACTGGTTGCAAACCATTGCCCAGCCTTATCGATAAATACAAACGTAGGTGTTGCCATATACGTACCGCCTGGTATGTTTAGGTTAAACACTTTGGGTAATGGTGTTGGTGCCGTTAGTGCCGTTGGTGCCGTTAGTGCCGTTGGTGCGGTTGGCGCTGCAAGTTTATCAGGTTCCATTTTGTACCTCATTCATACTGCTAGAATCGAGTATAGCAAATCACATTTCGAGTAGTGCAATAACGCGCTGCAAATCCCGCTGTATATTTGCTATTCGTACGTTGATGTTTGCAAACCAGCTTGCATAGAATTTACGTTCACTGCCTGGCTCGGCTGCTTGCATTTCAGCCTGCAATTTGGTTGCCTTGGCTGTCCAAAATTGCAGCTCGTAATCTAATTTACCGTGCTCAAATAATAGCTGCTCTCGTTTTGTAACAGGCACAATAGTTTCAGCCTTTTGCTTTACTGCCATACTGCTACCCCTTTGCTGTCTACCTTGAGCCACTGCTTCCAACATGCCTTGCTAGCCTTCCAATGCTGCCAGCCCTTACCGTTAGCCCACAGCTGCCGAAATGTTGCATACTGGTTAGCAGGTGTATCAAACTCGGCATGATCGCGCCCTGTCAACATCATATAGGTGCCGTCATTAAACTGCCACAGCCCGCCGTCATTGGTTGCAGATCGTGCCGTTAGCGAATAGGTGCCATAGGTCAAACCATCACCTGATTCACAAGCCACAATAGCGGCTGCTTCGCGCGTTACGGTAAACGGCTGCATATGGCATTCATTGCCGAAACATTGCAGGTACCAAAATAGTATTACTGTGTTCATTCGTCGTTTTCCTTGTAATCAGGTATGGTAAGCCCTTTTGCCCAGCTGGGTTGATTCTCTCGCAGGTATCGCAGGTTATAGAGTAGCTCGCTGTATGGCTGCCGTGTAATCCGCGCAAAATCTACACACATTTGTAACCAGGTATCAAACTCAATAGCTTGCCGCTTGCCCTTGTACTCGAGCTCGAGTTTTTTATCTACGTACATCATGCAGACAAAACGCAATGTATACCGGCTCTGTATGGTACGTTTTGCATAGAGTATAACGCTGTGTGGCTGGTTGGCTGTCGCTACAATCTCAAGCCACTCGGATTGCTTTGCCCAGCGCCTTTCTACCAATAGCCCTAAATCTGCATATGTATCTTGCTTAACCCAGCTGCCTGCCATGCTATACCTCATCTTTCTTGTATGGCTCGCGCTGCTTGAACGATATACCGCGCGTTTTGAGATAGTGCCTGCATTTGTCTTTTGAATAGCCTAGTATTTGTGCAATTTCAATAATTGTTTTCTCGGCATACCATTCAGGCAGGTACGGAAAATTTGCATTATTGATATCTGCCAGGCTAACCGTTCTAAATCTAAATCCCTTGCGCAATGCTGTTTGATGCATCGTGCTATACGATACGCCTAACTTTGCTGCTGCTTCCTGGCAGGTTTTTGATGAATACCATTCAGCATCAACAGGGTATTTTGGTACACGTATTAGGCTTTTACCGGTATCGATGTTTCTACCGTTGCCGTTTCTTATGTTGATTTGTGGCTTGTATGTGAATCCATTGCGCCTAAGGTATGTATACGTGTAATCCATACTTACACCCATTTCAACGGCAATCTGTGGCACTGTGCGCTGTTTATAGTATTCCGGATCTGTCGACCAGGGTATAACGCGCCTGTTGTATACCCTGTTAGTTTTTTCTGCTACGTGTTCTGATTTTGGTGCCAATGAGTACGAGTGTGTTTTATACACAAATGGTTTATACCCCTTGTGCGTGTTTGGTAGTATCGGCTTATCAGGCATTGGTACAAACGCCTTGCGCTCGCGCTCGGCTTCCGCTGCTGCCTGGGCTGCCAACAGCCGCGCGCTGATTCGCTGGTAATCTCGCATTTCCGACAGCGTTAACGCTTGCGCACCATTGCTGCTTAATCCGTCTACCTCTTGCATATGATAGCTAATATCAGAATCAGGTACATGCAGCAATGCAGCCTTTAGCCATGGCTCGTATTCGCATTGCAGGGTAGCTATTACAACATCGGTATAGCGCAGGTCATCACGTTGCGTGAGTTGCTCGCGCTTCCTCTCGAGTAGCATTTACTTGCCCTCCCTGTGTATCGCTGGTCTGTTGTTTACGAATTGTTCGCCGATTGCTATTGCCCCTTCAACTGTCTGGGCATACATCGAGCGCGTGCGCTTAGTTTCATTGCAAAAC